AATTTTTTAAGTTTAATGTAACTCTTGCATCACCAGTTTGAGTTAAAAAGTCTGGAAGTACTCTTCTAATTTTCATCATATATTCACCATCACCTCTTAAGTCTGCTCCACCACCTTGACCTAGAGATATATCAAAATCTCCAGATTGAATGTTTGCTGAAATACCAGTTCTTGCTCCTGCTTTAATTTGATCTTGTCCTGTTTCATGTTCATAGTAAATTGTAACACCATCAGTATTACCAACTGTTGTATCACTGGTTGCACTTGAATCATATTCAGTACCATGTGGTTTACCAAATATAGATGAATCTGCCCAAGTAGATCGAGCCAATGAACTTGTAGTCCATACTGGTCTCTCTGGTGTTGAATCCATAAAGTTGTACGTTACTGATCTATTATTAGATGCAGCACCACTACCTGGATAGAACCAAGTAACTTCACCAAACAAGTTATTTAATCCTGCATAAATATGGTTTTTAGGAACTGTATTAATGTCATCATAAACATAGTCCTCAACTAAACATGCTAAAGATTCTAGTTTACCAGTATATCTAAAGAAACCATTCTCTGACATCCAGTAAGCAGAACCATCAACCTCAACAGCTGCATTCTTTCCAATCAATCCACAGTTCGTTCCAACTTGTTGAAATGAGAAAGTAAAAGGCGAACCAACAAATCTCATAATAAATAAAGACGTATCAGTCCAAATATAAATTGCATCCCGACCTCTTATAGCTCCCACGATCCGTGTTCCATCGGCCAATCTCTGTGTACCAGCGGTATTGGTTGCTGAAGGCGCCCAGGAAGTACTTGCATCAATGCTTTCTTGATCTGACCATCTAATATACATATCATCTTGAGTTGATGTTGTACCAATAGTTGTTTCTGTTCCAAAACAAACTAAGTGTCTATCAGGTGTAGATACTAAAGTTTGAACTGCTGCTGTTGGTGCATTGGCAACGATTGTTGCTCTAGTTCCTGTAGCACCTGTTGCATTTGAATCCCATTCGAAAGTTGCACCATCCACGATAGTTGCAATAAGTTTATTTCCATAATTGTCCAAGGACCAAAGTCCAGGGGCTGTAATAATATCACCTGTTTGTGATGCACCCCATTTAGTATATTCAGAAGCATCAGTTACTGTTGCTCCATCAGAGTGCGCTGCTGCTGTGGTATTATCTGATCCTCTAGTTAAACCTGATAAAGTTCCAGTACCTGTGGTGTTTGTTGTATAAGCAATACGCTCATCATTAATTAAAACTGTTCCTGATGCAGGAAAACCTGTTGAATCATCTAATACAATACTTGTTGAAGCATCTGTTAGTGCTCCATCTAGAGTATCAAAAACTTCTCCAGCTACAGTACCACCCCATAATCCTAGTCCCCAACCAGCAGCTGATTCCTCAACCGCAGGGCCTATTGTATAAAAATGTTGAACTCTTATTCCACCAGAAGTACTTGCCCCTGATCCAGATTCTGCTGATTCCATTTCAATAGTAATTGTTGTAGAAGTTGGAACTGATGTTACCATAAAATTGGTATCATCAAAATCACTAGAACTAAAATTAGAATTGGTAATAGCTGTAAAATTATCTAAACGAACAATGTCATATTTTTTAATATTGTGAGCAGATGCAAAAGTTATAGTAACAGTTGCGTCACTTTGTGTTGTTGTAAATGCATTTGTTAAAGTTGTTGTAGCTTTAATAGGAGTAATGTCATAAAATGCTCCTCCTGAGTATACATATAAAAATCTGTTTGTGCCTAATGCTGAATACTTAATACCACTTGCATTAACAAAATGGTGTATCGCAGTATTTCTTCCTGTAAGAGTAGTATCCCCTAATTGAGCCCAACCACCTACTTTTTCAGGTGATCCATATCTAAAACGAACATAGTCACCACTAACCCATTGGCCTTCGCCACCAGTGGCTGTGACTTGTTTATTAAAACCTGGTTGAAACCTTAATTTTTGTAACATAAAAATCCTATAATAATCAGGCAGGAGATGGTGTGGTGGAATCTCCCGCCAGAATATTATTCTACAATATTATTTAGGTAATTTAAAGCTTTTATACCATGCAGGCAAGCCTAAAAACGGACGTTTATCAAATTGATTTTCTTTAGCTGTTTTAGAATTAGCTTTATTATAATGTAGAAATACTTGTGCACAGTCTTTACCAGTGAACTCTTCTCGCCAATGTTCTAAATCACATCCTGAATATATTAACATGTCCCCTGGTTTTAAGTCTACTTTAATACCTGCTTGACCTTTCTTACCTGTTGGGTCTAAATAAATAGGCCATGAATCACCTCCTAAATTTAGAGTAGTAGATATTTCACATGAATATCTATCTTTATGTCTAGCTAATACGTCTCCTTTTTTATAAATCCTTGCATAAGAATATGTCTCTGATAGCTTTAAACCAGTGTGTTTCTCCATGACAGGTTTTACTTTTTGTAATAAAGTTTCCATAACCATATCGCTATAATGAGAATAAGTGTTTGGAACCTGCTCATCATTCCATACTCCCCAATATTCTGTAAAAGGAGATATGTACTTTTGATCAAATAAAAATCTAGCAACTTTTCTCTTGTTTAAAAAATAAGCAAAAGCAAAATCTGCAGTTTCTTTAGATATAGCTCCTTTTAAAATACTGTATTTATTTTTTTGGAACACCGATTTTTTTGATGACATTTTTTCCTTTCAGTTGCATTTTAGATTTTATAAAATTATCAATAAAATTTGGTTTATTTTTTAATGTACTAGTTTCTAGTATAGTTTTTATCACAGCTTTTTTCATATCTTTATTTTGCATTCAATACTCCTTTTGGGATAGCTTGACAGTTCCAATGTATAAATCTAAATGGTTCATAACCTATATCTACCAAATATTGATGAGGCATGTAAGATGGAAAAAACATTATTTTTCCAGGTTGAACTTTATAATTAATTTGTGTTGATGCATAGGTTACTTTTGTTTTATCTTTTTCTGGTAAAAGATTCATCATATTACCAGGTCTTGGATCTTCAAACAAAGGCATGGATGTAGTTTCACTTGCTTTTAAAAAATAAAAACCAGAAATATGACCATTCCAATGAGTGTGTAAAGTATGGTGTCCTCCACCATTTTTAGCAAATTCTTGTACCCACATTTCTGTAATAAATACTGAATAATTTGTTAAATCAAAACCCATTTCAATAAGTAAATTATTTGATGTTGCACCAATATAATCTTGTAGTTCTTTAAATTTAGGATCACCTATTAAAGATGTTGAATGAAACACATGTCCCATATCTCCTTTATTACCGAATTTTTTATTTCTTTTATCAATATCTTTTTTTAAATTTTTTTGTGATTCTTTTATGTATTTATCAGAGGCTTTATTTAATTTTTTAACATATTTAGGTTCATCAGCAAACCATATTGGACATTTAAATAAATCTTCTCTTGCTAATTGTTTTGGAAAACTCATTTATATGGCCATCCTAAATTCCAAATAACCAAGCTATGTCTAGTTCCTTTTTTAACTGGACACACTCTGTGCCACACAAAACCAGGAAATACTACTAAGGATCCTTTGGGTAATATTTCTTTGCATTTATGTATATTAGGTTTTTTATCAGGGTCTAAGTTTCTAAAATTAAATTCTAGTTCCCCGCCTTTATAGTCTTTTGGATCTGATAATGTAACTGTTACAGATAGTTTTCTTATCTTACCATTTGATGGATCGTTACCTTCTCTCAGGTAGGGTTTATCCCAACCATCACAATGCCAATCATAAAATTGACCTTTAGTGTATTTTGTAAATTGACAAGCTTCAGAAAAATCCCATTGAAAATTCCAACCTGCACTTGCATTTGCTTGATGTACATATGGTTGTATTTCTTTATATATCCATCTATCACTCATCCAAACAATATCTGAATTTCTTTTCTTTTTTAAATCTTTTGTTTGTTTTGCATTTAATTTTTTACCATTACCAAAACCACCAGTTACTGCCATTTGATCTTGTAATT